TTGCCATGTGTTGATCTTCCCAGTTTTACTGCAATGTAAGATAGATCATTTAAAAAAGAAACCCCCAGAACTTAATCTGAGGGCTTCTCTTCACTAACTGGATCGACCAAAATCCGAAACGAGGCAATAAAAAAATAGATCTACTTTTTTACGACTAAAATATTTTAATCATAATTTTTTTACACGGTCAAGAAAAAACCCCACCGTTGCAGTGCGAAACCTAGCCGGGTGGGGTCAGTTTGGGATGAGGCCACAGGCATGGGCCAAATCGAGCAGTAATTTTTGGTTATCACATTGCAAGGAATATTACAAACACTGCTGCGATTAGAACTACGAATGCTGCGCCTGCCATCATTTCTTTTGCCCATCCTTCTGGTTTTTTGCTGTGAATATCTAGGTGGCCTCTCAGATTGATTGAGACCCATTCGCCTTCTCTTGCTGGCGCTTCACCATATTGAGTGTGGACCCATAGGTGTGAAGATCCTGCACGTTTGGATGTATTTTCTGCAACCCAATCTGGGAAGGTTGCTTTGAAGCCTGTGAACTTCCAAGATTTAACGATCATTTTTTTGCTCCGAACATTTTATCCATCAGGCTTTTGCCTTTGGGTGTTAGGTTTATATTTCGTTGACGCTTATCTTTTGCGTCCATTTCAATTTCGATCAGCTCTGCTGCTTCTGTTTGGCCTCTGCTATTTTCAGCGAGCGAGTGCAGCAATCTGTTGAGGGTTGAGTTTTTGATATCCATTTTGACTGCGAGGTCTGCGCTTGTTACTGGATACGACTGGCAGATCGCGGAGAATGTTTTGAGGTGGTTGATTGATGTCTGTGATCTATCGACCATTTTGTTAAACTCTTTGATTTGAGTTTCGAGTGTTGCGATCTGTTCCATTTCAATCCTCTTGGAATATTTCATCTGTGAGCGACACGGGCAGTTCGACTGTGCTTATACGAAAGTCGCATGTCAAACATTTCCGTCTGCGTCTAATTGTTGGGAAGCCGTAAAGCAAGTGCGGTCTTGAGTCCACAGTTGTCATTTTGGTTTTGCAATTTGTGCAATGTGATGCTGCGAGTTCCATCACGCTGCCTCCTTCACAAATTTGATTGCCGCTGCTTCGATTGTTTGACCGAAGTTAGTCATGCGGCTGACTGACTTGAGATCTTTTGCCCTAATGGCGCTTGCGGTCATTCCGCCATGCCTACCCATAAATACGTTGCAACGGTATTTTGCACCGCTTGGAGCTGTACACTCCAAGTGATAGCGCGATCCGTTTGGTACTAGAGCTTCGCTGGCGATTGTGAATGTGAACTTAGACATTACGCTGCCTCCTTACGGAAGGCAGCATAGAGATCTTTGGCGGCGTCATGCCAAGATTTTTTGGTGATTGGGCTTGCGCCTTTGACGTGATGCCAAGTTGCGGTATCTCGTGTCGTGCCACAAGCTGCTGTTGTGGTCTTATAGATTTTACCGATCACGATGTACTTGTCATCGCCGTAACGCTTCCAGAGGATAAGACCCTCTGCATAATCTCCAGAACCCTCGACGCGGCAGCGGATGTCGAAGCCATTCTTTTTGTATTCCATTCTGCGTATAGACATTTGTTGTTTCCCTCTCTCTATACACCCAACATAATGCACCTGTCACACATTGCAAGTAGTCATCCAAAGTTTTTTTAATGTATTTACTGCTTATTTATTGCAGTCACCCATACTGCACTTATTCACCCAGCCCAAACCCCTTATTCTTATAGTATATATATATAGATATATTATTTATTACATTACTACATACTACCTACCCTACCCATCTCTCAGACATATAGGGGGGGGTACTAGGCACTAAGGGGGACTGCAATATTGCAATAAATGCAATAAATCGTAACCTGTTGATTTTAATGCCTAATACAGTGTTATTTAAAAATGCAGTAAATACTGCACTAATTAATATCAGCTATTTTCAGCCCAAGGCTCTTTGGGCAGAGTGATTGGTTTCTTTGGGACGTGCCTTCTATATGACCCAAGCTGCATCCGAAGTCGGGTAACATCATCAGCCTTCTTGCCCTCTCTGGTGCGTGGAAACTTACCAATATTGTTTGCCATTGATTCTGGCCCAAATGTAAAACCGTTCTTGCGTATCATTTTTCACCCCTCATCCATTTTAAGTCCCGAAGCAATTCGGTCTTTTGTTTTGTTAAAACTTCCAGCCGTTGCGTCAGCCTTGCGATCTCGTTTTTCTGTATTGCAATCTTGCTCTGGAGCTTTTGTACTTCTGTATTCTTAGTCACTGATCTTTCCTTGTAGAATGTATTCGGTCTTCTTTGATGGGGCAGCACCCCAGACGGTCCAGATGAAATCCATAGTGGCGCTCTTGCCCCGCTCTGGTGACATGGCTGGCCTCCACGTCATTGCTACGATTGCCATTGGCCTTGTGGCCTCGAACAACTTCTGCCGCTTCTTGGCGTGCCAGAAGGTGGCCTTGGTGAGCATAGCGAAGGGGATGTTCTTTGCGGCAGATCTTTCGATAAACTCAGCAGCAAGATTAAATGGCGGGTTGGTAATGATACCACCGCAATTGCAATCAGCAGTCAGGAAGTTCATCCCGCTCTCACCATATCCCCGGTCATGCAGATCAGTTGATACGACTTCATACCCTCTGCCCTCCAGAACTTTTGAGATGGCCCCATCACCACAAGCTGGCTCCCAGATGCGAGATCCGTTGAAGAGCCAGTCGAACCTTTGCATTAGTGCAATGGTGCATTCGGGTGGGGTTGCGTAGAAGTCAGCGGCATTGCGGCTGTTTTTGGGCGAGTTTCCCCCGATGATTATTGACGCCTTCATGCCGTACTATCCTTCAGCTCATCCAGAGCCTTCTGTGCCATCATTGCGTACCAGTCAGTTCCCTCACTGATCGCGGCCACATCCCTAATATCTGTGAGATATTGGATGACCCTTTTGATTTTATCATCGCTCATGTGTTGCCACCCTGAAACTTTGTGACCTTTACCGGGCTGGGCTTCTTGGCAATCAGCTCCCCACCACAGGCCATGTAACCACAAGAGTCCTCCCAATGATCTGCATTTTCAGGGGTTGACTTGATCCTAGCAATTTTCAGGAGCGTCATGCACACCCCCACCTGATGCGGTTCGATCTTTGTTTCCAAGAAAACTGACCATAGATTTGCGATCATAGTCAGGTTGCTTTCCATGTCGCCATGCTGTGCAGCGCGATCTTTGGTTACATATTCTTTGGCGGTATCCAAAATTTCTGATCTTGTTACGTTTTTCATTCTGCTCTCCCTAAATCATAATAAGTATTATTGTGGTCACTGCGGAGCCTGTAGCAGCTCCAAGTATAAAGCCTACTAACCCGGCTAGATCGATCTTATTCAATTTTCCCTCCTCAGTGTTGTGGTGGTGCGAAGTATGCGAAGCGTGGCTTGCCCCTCATCCCTTCATTGCTTTGGCGGTATTCAATGCCCCGGTCTTCAACCAGAGCTGCGAAGACTTCCTTGCGGCGTCTTGGCTCCATATTTGCAAAGGCCGAAACTGTGCGTGAGATCTGGCTTTCGGTAATGCCACCCAGCCCAGACTTTTCGATCTTGGCATAGACTGCCTTGCAGGCTGCATCGAATGGACCTTCGGCCATGTTCAATCTGAACATCTCAATGGTCTGCTTGGCGTAGTGATCCACATAGTTGATTGACCACTGCATTGCGTCTGGTCCGATTTCGTCTTGATCCATAGACCGGGCGATGATCAGAGACAGGCGCATGGCGATCTCACGGGATCGATTGTACATGGCCTCTAGACCTGTGCCAGTCTCTTTCTTGATGGCATCGACAAGTCTCTCTTCATACTCGCGCAGAAGTTTCTTGGCCTCTGGTGTGAAGGGAACCTCAACTGGATGGGGTGGCATGTCATGCGCGTTGCCTGTGTCGAGGTCACCGACTTGGGCGTGGGCATGTTCCTTGGACCACTTTGCCAGACGCTCAGAGATATTTGATCTGCGCTTTTCCTGCGATAGCTGAACGCCGATCTCTGACTTGACGATGACGAATCGGTTCAGAAGACCTGAAGCCACATCACCACCACCGATTGCCTGCATAAACTCAGAAGGCGTGGACATGCCGACCAGTGTCAGACTGGGACGCTTTACGACCTTTTCCAACTTCTCAGCATCCGCTGACTTCATGGTGTTGGTTGCGTAGCCTTGCTGTCGGAGCGTACCATCCTGACGGCCAAAGCATTCCATGATCGATGTCAGGGCATCTGCCTTGTGCTGGTTCCCCTTGGCTGCTGCTGACTTGAGCTGGCGTCCAAGTTCGTCCACCACTGAAACGTGTGTAGGCTTTTTGGTCAGAGTTGAGATCACCCCGGCGGCAGACGTGTAGCCTGCGGGACCGATCAGCTCATCCAGCCCAGCCTCTTCGAGCAACTCTTCGAGAACTGTCTTGGTATGCTCTTTGCCAGATCCTGTCTCGCCAATGTTGAGGAAGTACAGGCTGGAGAAATTTCTCTGATCTGTCACCCAGCGGCGTCCCATTACTACTGAGCCATATGCAATTGCAGCTTGAACAGCGAACTGAGGCTGCGGCTTGATGGCTGTGACAGTGTAGAAGTTGACCACATCTTGCAGGATGCCGGGGACCGACAAGAGATCTTCAGGCACACTATCTAGTGGTTCGTCTGACTTCTTGGCTGGCTTGGACATGATTGAAGCTGCAACCTTTGCGCCGTGATCGATGGCCTCTTTGTCATACTCGTAATCGGGATCTTGCGTGACGTTGAGGATCTGCGCTGCTTCTTTGACCGCGTTGGTCACATTGCCCATATGTTCATACTGCAAGAACACCTCGAAGGCATCAAAGCTGTGTGCGCTGTCGAAAGGATCGCTGGCATGGTGCGAGTAGGCACGGCCATCATCGAACAACTTTACGCCGGCCAATTTAGATGTGGAGTTGGGCGACAGGTATCGGCCACGGGATGTCTGCTTGTAGCCGTACTGGATAAGCAGGCTGTGCATGTCATTGGCCTGATTGTAGGCATCGATCACGCTGGTGCTGTCACCCTTTGGACGGGGGCGCTTGGTTGGCTGAAACTCTGCCTTCTTCTTCCAAGGGCAGATGTCCTGAAGCTGTGGGCGAAACTTGTCCCACTCGCGCCATAAGGTCAGGAGCTGCGGCGGTAGATCTGGAATGCCATCCCAGACTGACATGCCTGCCCACTCATATGGGCGTCCAGTATCTGGGTGGATCGATGGCGGCAGAACGTCCTGCACTGAACCAGCTCGAAGCTCGAAGACCACTTCGGTCTTGCGCGGATCATCTTTGACGGGCCACGATATTTTGTGTGTGCCAAGATCTGCGGGTGCTTTGAAGATCAGCTTGCCCCGGTTTTCGCGGCCAATGATTTGTGGCGCGGAGTTCATCAGCAGGCTGAAGTCGATGCCCAGCTCTTCAAAGATCAGCTTTGTGTTTTCGACGTGATCGATGTCGATGGCGCATGTACCTGACGCGCCGTGCAACAGCCCAACATTGTGCGTTGGATTTTGCTCGTAATATTTTCTGGCCTCATCAGGATCTGACAACGCTCTCTCTGGCTTCTGCCAGCCGAAAGATGTCGGCCCCTTCGAGCCTGCCGGGATGGTGACCAGATACCAGCCTAGCTTGGAACAATAGTCTTCTACTTTCATTGCGAATCACTCAGGTAATCTGAGAGCTTTTTCCATGTTGTGAGGCTGATTTGTTCGTTGCCTGTGGCGATTGCTTTGACGGTTGGGTGGGATAGTCCACAGCGTTCCGCCACTACGGTTAAACGCCTATCCTGTAAGGATTCTCGAATATCATCGATGGGCATGAGGTTGGTCATTTTTTTCTCCATTTAGGGCTAAATTTACATATTTTGCAAAAACAGCTTTACAGGCTGAAAATCTTTCTGTAAACCGAATTTTGTAGAGAGAGTGAAAGAAAGGAAATTGCCATGAGCAATATTGATGGATTGGCCTCCGAGTGGCTAGAAGTTAAGGCGGAAGAAAAACTGATTATCGCACGGCGTCATGCGATAGAAGCCCAAATCACTGAGGCTCTGGAAGCCAAGAGTGAAGGCTCAATTACCCACAAATTGGATCTGTTCAAAGTTACGTTGACGCAGCCTGTGTCTCGTAAGGTTGATCCTATTGTTTGGGAAAAAGTTAAAGATAAACTCCCTGAACACATGCGTCCCGTTAAGGAAACTATTTCGGCTGACGCGCAGGGTTGTCGTTACCTACTGGAGAAAGAGCCACGGCTCTGGGCAAAAGTCTCGAAGGCTTTTGAATCCAAGCAGGGCAAAGTTGGCGTCAAAGTCGAGGCGCTCTAGTGACCTTCTGGTTCATGTTGGTGGTTAGTTATTCTTTGGAATTTGATAGCGGCGAAAGATTAGAGTTCCGCATTCCATTTAATAACTACCACTCTTGCATCGCGGCACAGGATCAAATTCACGCCGCGATCTATCAAAATTACCGCGACATCCGATCAAGCTGTATTGAGACAGATGTCGCATCAAAATCAATCAGGCCCAAGTTACGGCCTAAACATCTGGAAAAGGACAAGTGAAATGCACATTAGTGATTTAAAAACTATCATTACGCCTGACCATGCAAAGGCGCTGCTGGCTAAGAACATAGCCAATCGGAAATTGTCTGAGCAAACTTATGGTCAATACAAGCGCGACATCATCAATGGTGACTGGCAGCTTAATGGCGAAACCATCAAGATTGCTGAAGATGGTGAGCTTATCGATGGGCAACATCGTCTGACTGCCTGCTTGATGGCCAATCGTCCAATTGAGTGCATATTGGTGGAGGGTCTTCCCAACACAGTTAAGCAAAGCATCGATAACGGCAAGAAGCGAACTTTTGCAGATCGTGCGGCGATGATGGGTATCAAGAACGGAAAGCGAAAAGCAAGCACCGTAAACTTTCTGTCAATGCTGGCGCAAAACAAAGATCGCAAAAACTCAAGCCTAACACATTCGGAAATTCTTGAGGTATTGGAAAACCATCCAATGATCGATGAGAGCGTTGAGGTGGCTATGAACTGCTGGCCACGGATAGCAAGCTGGATAGCTGCATTACATTATGTTGCCAGCTTCCAAGGTAAAGTAACCGAAGCAAATGCAATGGTTCAGGCATGGCGTGATGGACAGAAAACGTATGAGGACGATGCTGTAGTTTTTTGTCGTGAATGGTTGCGGAAGGATGACATGAAGAACCCTCGCTTGAAGGCTTCACCGCAGTATAAAATCGATCTGATTTTAAACTCGTACAATAAGTTTATTCGTAAAATGCCCATGACAAATACAAAGTTTAAGGAAGGTTACAATACCATTTCTGGCTGGGACATGGATACCATGTTTCCGACAAATTCAAATTATAGGGAGAAGTAAAATGAGAACTATGGATGAAATTTTAGATGAGGTGTTCGCCCTCGTATTTGGAAAGGATTGGTAATGGCTATCAATTTAAAATCACTGTCGAAGCCCACCGGGCAACGGCCAGTCATCGCCACGCTCTTCGGTGAAGGCGGCATGGGCAAGACCACATTGGCTGCTATGTTTCCAAAGCCTGTCTTCATCCGTACAGAAGATGGTACGGCCAGTTTGCAGGGCAATGAGAATGTCAGCCTGTTTCCACTGGCAACATCAAGTAAAGATGTCTTCGATGCCATTGAGGTTTTGGCGACAGAAAAGCATGAGTTCAAAACTCTTGTGATCGACAGCATCACGCAGTTGGCCACAATGATTGAGAGCGAGATTGTCGCTGCTGATCCCAAGGCCAAGTCGATCAACCAAGCGGGTGGTGGCTATGGCGCAGGCTATGGCACAGCATCTGAGGTTCATCGTCAGGTTCGTGATTGGGCTGGTAGCCTTGCCTATGAGACTGGCATGAACGTGGTCTTTATTGGCCACGCAGATACCGAAACTTTGGATCTGCCTGACATGGACCCATACGCACGTTATTGCGTACGGATGCATAAGAAGAGCATCCCGCACTATACGGACAATGTCGATCTGGTTGGGTTAATCCGCCTGAAGACATTTACACGCGGTGATGGCGATAAGAAACGCGCCATCTCTACAGGTGAGCGTGAGATCCTGTGCTTTCCACAGGCATCAAGCGTCACCAAAAATCGGTTCAACATCACTGAGCCACTGCCGTTCACCTTTGACGGCGGCAACCCTTTTCAACAATTTGTAGCAGAGTAGGAGAAACTCAAATGGATCTTAATGGATTTAACGCAATGGCTGTTGAGCCACAAACATCATACGAACCAATGCCAGCCGATTGGTACAAATGTGTGATTACTCAAACTGAAGAAAAGCCAACTAAAAAACAAACCGGCTCTTACCTTCAGTTGGACATCGAAGTGATCGAAGGAAAATTTGCTGGCCGCAAAGTCTTTGATCGACTGAACCTGAACAACCCAAACTCTACGGCTGTTGAGATTGCCCAGCGCGCACTGTCCAGCATTTGCCGTGCGATTGATGTTCCAAACCCCAAGAACAGCTCTGAGCTGTTGGACAAGCCACTGATGGTCAAAGTTGCAGTTAAGCCTGCTGACGGTGAGTACAGTGCCTCTAACGAGGTGAAGGGTTACGATGCTGCGGGTGCAACTGCTTCGGCTCCTGTGGAGATTCCTGTGGCTGCTGCGGCGGCTAATGGTTCTGCCACACCACCTTGGAAGCGATAAGTTCTATTCTATGATGGGGCGGCTGGTCTGCCCCATTTAATGAATAGAAGGAGAGTACGATGCTTGAATTTATGGTCACCAGTTTTTGCGTACAGATCGCGCTTAGTTACATGGGAATAATTTAATGAACCTTGAGCCATACGCCACGCCCGAAACTGTCGAGGCGATTTACCAGCACTACAAAGATAAGCGCAACAATGAGCATCGGCCTCATCTTGGGGGGAGCCAGATTGG